GCGGCAAGGGAATGCTCTACGCGCGCTTGAAGCAGATGGAACCCGGCCCAGGCTACCTGCACTTCCCGCAGGAACCCGCCTTTGACGACGAATACTTCGCCCAGCTGGCCGCCGAAAAGCTGGTCACACGCTTCAAGGGCCACAGGCCGATACAGGAATGGGTGCAGACCCGCGCCCGCAACGAGGCGCTCGACTGCCTTATCCTGGCGCTGGTCGCGCTGCGCCTCTCCGGCGCCACGCTCAAGGATGCAACTGTCGCGGTCGACGCCGAAAAAGACCAGAAAGCAGAACCCTCAACCCCGCTCCCGCCGCCAACCCGAGGCAATGACCTTCTAGAAAGGATTCGCTCCCGTGCCAGAAGATGACTTAATCGCTTCCATACTCGACACCGTTGCAACGCACGTGCCGATCAGCAAACCGAAGCGCGACATGATAGACGCCGACCTGCGCCTGAACTGGGGCGGCGCAGAGATCTACATCCCCAAGCATTCTCCGACCCGCCGCCAGGCCATCCGCGACGCCACCGGCACCTATGCCGAAATCGCCGCGGCATTCAATGTCAGTTTGACGACCGTCTGGCGTGTGCGGAAGGGGCGGTGAACGACCAAGTTGTGCGGCCTGCCGCTTGCGGCATGTCCGAACCAACGCCGGGTTAGCCGGCGACACTACGGAGAAAACATGGAAACCGTGAAGGCGAAATACAGCGCCAAATGCACCACCGGAAGGCGGTTGCAAATGGAAACCGAAGAACTGCCGCTGGAACTGAACCAGATGATTGTGTGGGTGATGCACCACCACGAGGACGCCATGCACCTGCTGCCAGCGTACAACGAGATTCGGCAGCAAGCCGAAGAACGCGACGAAGGCAGCGCAAAGAACCACGGGGTTGAAGTGTGATGACGCACCGCTGGCACTGGAGAAAGTGGCTACCCGAACGGCACGGACAACTATGCCGTGTGCTGGCGACGGGGCGCATGAATTCGGCGCTGGTGGAATTTGAGGACGGAACCAAGGTTGTTACGAGCCGCTATGCGGTGCGAAAGGTGACGCCCAACGACGAAGGTCAGCGGAGCGCCGCTTGCGGCGCGTCCGCTCGAAGCGACAGTTGGACGGCAACGTGACTATGAAAGGAAATAACGTGAGCGAGAAGCAAGACAAGTTCGAAGCGTGGGGACTGCTGGAATTGTTCGGACACCAACGGCTGGCCGGACTGCTGACCGAGCAGACCATTGGCGGATGCCATTTCATTCGCATCGACGTGCCCGAGGTCGAAGGCGTGCAGGGCTACACCAGGTTTTTCACAAACGGCGCGATCTACGGCATGACGATCACGACCGAGGAAGTTGCACGCGGCCTGGCGGCGAACCTGCGCGCGCGGCCCGTGCAAGCCTACGAGATGCCGCGCCTCGCGGCCCCGGCAATGGCGGACGAAGACGAGAGCCTATTTTGACGCCCAACGGTGAGGTGAGGGGCGCGAGCCGGCCTGCCGGCGAAGCGTCCAGCGCCGAAGGCGCGACCTCGACCGTGGTGTTAGGGGCCGAGCGCCCCCGAAAGGAATGAAATGCACAAGGTCAATACGACGGCAGCGATGCTGTTGCTCTCGCTCACAGCCTGTACGCCTGCGCCCATCAGCGATGCTCAACTGAAGCTGATTGTTGAGCAGTGCGCCGCGAAAGGCTACGCAACGAGAATTTTCAACAGCGGGCTTGCGAGTCGCGCCGAGTGCGCGGAGACGAAACACGAAGGCCACTAACTAGAAGTAGACGGCACAAACGCCGCCTATTCTATTTAACGCTGCAAAACCGCCGCATATCCTGTTCACAAAATCGACCGCCAAACCGCCAGAAATGGGAGGTGAATTTCATTTTTCCGTAGTTTTGCAATGATGCCAAAGCGCATGCTGATGGTGGGCATTACCGGAAAGCAACGGCCACATGGCATACACAACCACGCACCTGGCGGCGATCGAGGCCGCCATCGCCACCGGCGAACTGACGGTCACGGTCGACGGCCGCAGCGTCACCTATCGCTCGGTCAGCGACCTCCTAAAGGCCAAACGCGACATCGAGGCAGGGCTGATTGCGTCTGGCACAACGGAGCGGCCCGTTTCGCAAAGCTACGTGCAGCGGGTGAGGACGTGAACGCGCTTGACCGCCTGATCGGCGTCTTCGCCCCATCGGTTGCACTGCGCCGCGTCGGCGCCCGTGCCGCGCTCCAGCGCGCCGCGTCGCGCGACGGCTTCGTCCGTGCCTATGAAGGTGCGAAGACCGGACGCCGTACCGGCGGCTGGATCACCGGCAGCACCTCGGCCGATGCCGAAGTCGGCGGCAGCGCCGTCAAGCTGCGCGACCGCGCCCGCGCCCTATGCCGTGACAATCCCTATGCAAGCCGCGCGCGCGACGTGTTCGTGGCCAACGTCGTCGGCACCGGAATCACCGTCAAAGCCGAAGACGCGCGCCATGCCTGGGCACGCTGGGTAAATGAATGCGACGCCGACGGGCTGCTTGACTTCTACGGCCTGCAGGCGCTGGTCATGCGATGCCTGTTCGAGTCCGGCGAATGCCTGATCCGCTACCGCGAGCGGCGCCCGGAAGATGGCCTGATTGTCCCGCTGCAGTTGCAGGTTCTCGAGCCGGATTACCTGGATTCCGGAAAAACCGGACCGCTCAAAGGTGGCGGCTGGATGGTCTCCGGCGTCGAATACGACGCCATCGGCCGCCGCACCGCCTATTGGCTGTTCAACCAGCACCCCGGAGATACCGTCAATCGCGGCGTCGGCCTGGAATCGAAGCGAGTCCCGGCCGAGCAGGTACTGCACATCTTCGAGCGCCAGCGACCCGGGCAGACGCGCGGCGTCCCGCGCATGGCCTCGATCCTGCTCAAGATGCGTGACCTCGATGATTACGAAGAGGCCGAACTGGTCCGCAAGGGAATCGAATCCTGCTTCTCCGCCATCGTCACCACCGAAGACCCGGCGGTCGGCCTCACGGAAGGCACGACGGACGCCGCCGGAAATCGCATCGAAAGCCTCGGCGCCGGCCTCATCCAGTACCTCAAGCCCGGCCAGGACGTGCGCTTTGGAGCCCCTGCCAGCAGCGGAGATTACGGTAACTACACGAAGACGCAGCTTCGCGCCATTGCCTCCGGCATCGGTATCACCTATGAGCAGATGACCGGCGACCTTACCGAAGTCAACTACTCCAGCATCCGCGCCGGGCTCGTCGAGTTCTACAAAACGGTCGACATGCTGCAATGGCACGTCCTGGTGCCGATGATGCTCCAGCCGATCTGGTCGCGCTGGGCCGACACCGCCTTCGCCGTCAAGGCCGTGGCCAAGCGCCCGCCTGCCCGCCCGACGTGGACGCCGCCGCGCCGGCAATGGGTCGATCCAGCCAAGGAAGTCAACGCGGCCCGCGACGAAATCTCCGCCAACCTGACCAGCGTTTCGGAGACCATCCGCGCCCGCGGCAACGACCCGGACCGGGTTTTCGAGGAAATCGCCGCCGAGCGCAAACTGATGGCCGCCCTGGGAATCACAAGCGACCTGCTGCCGCCAGCGCCCGCGCCGGCCGCGCCGCCTGATCCAGCCAGCAAGGAACTGACCCTCGCCCTGGTGCGATCGCTGGCGCAGGAACCGAAGTCCGGAGATACCGTCATCCACAACCACCCGCCCGCCGTCACCATCGGCGCCACCGAAGTGCGCGCAGAGATCGCCGTGCCGCCGGCAACCGTGGTCAACGAAATCCACGAGCGCGAGCAGCCTGCCCCCGTCGTCCAGGTAGTCAACGAGATCTCCGAGCGCGAGCAGCCGGCCCCTGTGGTCAACGTCGCTGCGCCTGTGGTCAACGTCGCCGCGCCGAACGTGGCGATTACCAACGATGTGCAGCCCGCCGAGGTGACTGTCGCGCTGCCGGCGCGCAAGACGGAAACCACGATCGCCCGCGACAAGGCCGGGAATATCGTCAAGGCAACGCAGATCGAGGAAGACGCATGAACGAAGTTCGCCGCCTCCGCATCAAGTGTGAAATCGAGCAGCTCGCCGCCGCGCGCGAGCGCATCGCCAAGATTCGCGACGATGAAGAGCGCGTCGTCAAAGGGCTGTCTCCGCACGGCGACGGGGCTGCGGAAGTAGTCGACGCCCTGTCCGAGGTCGGCGCCGTTCTGCTGGCCGCCATCGGAAAACTGGACAAGGCGCGCAAATGAACCGGATCACGCTCAAGCAGTTGCTGGAGATCATGCCCTCCGCCAACGCGGCGCAGGCGGCACAGTTTTTGTCACACATAAACGCCGCGATGGAAGAATTCGCGATCAACACGCCGGCGCGGCAAGCGGCCTTCCTGGCGCAGATCGGGCACGAATCCGGCTCGCTGAAATACGTGCGCGAGATCGCCGACGGCAGCGCCTATGACGACCGCGCCTCACTCGGCAACAACCGACCGGAAGCGATCGCGCTGGCGAAGGCGGCCGGCACGACCACGGGCCGTTACTACAAGGGCCGCGGGCTGATCCAGATCACCGGCTACAACAACTACCGCGCCTGCAGCCGTGACCTGCTGCACGACGCGGACGAACTGTGCAAGCACCCTGAAATGCTCGAGATGCTGCCGCTGTCTGTCCGCTCGGCGGCATGGTACTGGGA